CTCGTAGTGGTTATGGCAACTCTGATGTTGAACTTACTGATACTAGTGAGTCCTTTGGTCTCCCTGCTACTGCTGATCTTATGTTTGCCCTTATTAGCACTGAAGAGTTGGAAGCATTAGGTCAAATTATGGTCAAACAGTTGAAGAATCGTTATAATGATCCAACAATTTTTAAGCGTTTTGCCATTGGTATTGATCGTGCAAAGATGAGACTTTATGATGTAGAGCAATCCGCACAAAAAGACATAGTTGACAGTGGGCAAGAAGAGGAGTATAATTATGAGGAAAACAAACCTAAAAAATCATTCGAAGGATTTAAGTTTTAAATATGGCAATTATTGAACCTAACAAATATATTGAATTTGTTCGTCAAACCACTAGTCCAGCAAGTAGTGAATATACAAAACTTGTTGATCGTTTGAATGAACTGGAGGGGCAGGGTGCCGATGTTCCTCGTCTCCTGACTGCTGCATTTGGTATGAGTGCAGAAGCAGGTGAATTTACTGAAGTAGTCAAAAAGATTTTTCTTCAAGGCAAACCTTATACTGAAGAAAATGTCTTTCATATGAAGCGTGAACTTGGAGATTTGTGTTGGTATCTTGCTCAAGCATGTATGGCACTAGATATTACCTTTGAAGAAGTTCTTGAAATGAACTATGAAAAACTGAGTGCCCGTTACCCAGAAGGTAGTTTTGATGTTTATCGTTCTGAAAATCGTGTGGAGGGAGATCTGTGAATAAAAATGTAACTGTAAAAATGGATGTTCGTGCTGCGGCCGCAGTCCGTCAAATCCTATTTGAAGCACAAAAAGGTTATACTTACGATGAGACTTCTGTTCCTCCTCGTATCAATGATATTCGTTCGGTAATCTTAGATCTAGATGAAAAGATTGGTGCTGCCATAGAATAATGAAATTGCATAAGTTTGCTCCATTGGTAGTATATGAAACTGAGATTCTAGGATTTAAGGATTCGTTAATTGATCTCTACCAAGAACATTCTTTCGATTTTAGTAATGGAATGATTACTGGGGAACTTAATGGAAAAGTTCTTGTTCATCAAGATCCCAAATTTTCTTCATTTTTTAAAGAACTTAAAATTAAAGTTCAAGAATATTTGAATGTTTTTAATTTTGATCATAGCATATATGATATTAATTTTGTAAAAAGTTGGTATACTGTATGTGGAACTAAATTCGATGTTCCTAGTCACTACCATTCTTGTTCTCATATCAGTTATGTCTATTATCTTGATGTAAAAGAAAACGATCCCCTAATCTTCAATATAGATAATCCTAATGAATGGTTTGGTGATGCATTTTTCTTTACTTTCAATAAGGATGACCTAAACATTAAACATCCTGAAGTTCAACCAAAAAATGAAAGTTTATTATTTTTTCCTGGAAAAATTAAACATTATACATCAGCAAACAGAAATTATGTAAGGATGTGTCTTGCTGGAGATATTATACTAACATTAAAAGAAAACAAACTAAGTTTTGAATCTGGAATGCTTCCAACTAAATACTGGAGTCAATTTTAAAAAATAATTCTGTTCTAATACCAAATAAATATTTCAAAAAATATGTCTATTCTTGGAAAAAGAACTGGAAGACCAATAAGTAGAATTCAATTTAATGCAATTCTTAAAAGATTTATAGTTTTCTTAAAAAGAGAACTAAGTTTGGCTATTGATATTCCTTATATTCTTATTGATGATGTCGATTTTTCAAAGAAAAATATGGCATTTGGTATGATGAATAGTGATGGGATTATTTACATTAGTATTATTAATCGTCATCCAATGGACATTTTAAGAACTCTTACTCATGAGTATGTTCATTACAAACAATCTATTAAGCGTGTTGTAATGAACTCAAATCCTGGCAGTCCTTCAGAAAATGAAGCAAATGCAAAAGCAGGGGAAATTATGAGGAAGTATGGAAAACTTCATCCAGAATTATTTGATCTAATGTCGATTAGGTGATATAATTCTTTTATTGGGGAATTAGCTCAGTTGGTAGAGCGCCTGCTTTGCACGCAGGAAGTCAGGAGTTCGAGTCTCCTATTCTCCACTTCTCAAACTGGCACAAGGTGTCATGACAGATCCAGTATTGTGGATTATCATACTGGCATGACCACAAAACCTCAAATGAAAAACACACACCTCGAACACCCCGAAGATTCCATCCTGACGGGCGACCTATCCGTGCTGGATTGGTTTGTTACTCCAGGTCAACTGTCTGTAAAAATTGATGGTTCTCCTGCAATTGTTTGGGGCACCAATCCTGCCAACGGTAAGTTTTTTGTCGGCACCAAGTCTGTTTTCAACAAAATCAAAATCAAAATTAACCATTCTCATGAAGAAATTGACCAGAATCACACGGATAAAGTTTCGACTATTCTTCATGCTTGCTTTGATCACCTGCCTGTCACAGAGTCTATCTATCAGTGCGACTTTATTGGTTTTGGCGGTTCTGATACTTATTGTCCCAACACCATCACTTACAAGTTTCCTGAGGTAGTTACACAGAATATTATCATCGCACCTCATACTTGCTATTATGCTGAGAACGATCTTCGTGATGCTGTGGCAATGCCTGATCGTGCAATCTGGTCTGATAATGAGTCAGTCAAGTTTGTGAAACCTGAAGCATCCATTGTGTCTGGTGCTGAGCATTTTGAAGACCTTGAAGAGATTTGTGAATTTGCTAAATGTATCTCTGGTGCTGTACAGTTTGCCACTCCTAAAGAGTCTGTACAATTGAAGAAAGACCTCAATGCTTGTATTCGTGAAGATAGGAAGATCAATCCTGATGACTTTGAAAACAAGAACTTGATTAATTTCTGGAACTTGGTAAAGTCAATTAAAGAGGATGCTTTATACCTCTGCTGGAACGATGGACCTGAAGCATATATTGGATCTGATCAGATCGATGCCGAAGGTTATGTGATGACGAATGACTTTGGTATGTTTAAATTGGTTAATCGTGAAGTCTTTTCTCATGCTAATTTTACGGTCCAAAAGAATTGGCAGTCATAAATATAAGTATATTTTATTAATTATGAGCATTTTGAACACGGAAAATTGGAATAGGAAATGAAAAGTTTTTCTAAATTTATAACCGAAGCAGCGAGTAAAGCAGTTCAACAGGCAACTCGTATGGGTCTTGTCACGGATGGGCATGGTGGATGGTATGATAAAGCAACTGGAGAATTTACTGCAAAAACTTTTCAGGGACAATTGAAGTTTTATAATAAGCGCCAAGTAATTGGAGGAAAAGATCCCGCCCAAACGGAACAGGAAAAGAATTTATCACAAACATCTTATTCACAACCTGCTCCTCAACAGCAGGTACAGCAACCAGTTCCACAAGATCAAGTTCCCGCAGATCAGCAACAGGTGCAAGAACCACTTCCATCAGAACCATTTTCTCCACCACCAGTTGAAAAAACTTTGGGAACTTTAACTGTTGCTTTTGGTCGTTTCAATCCACCAACAATAGGACATCTTCAATTGATGGATACTGCGGCCGCGTCTGCGGAACAGGATCAAAGTGATTATATTATTGTTCCTTCCAGAACTCAGGATGCAAAGAAAAATCCTTTGGATGCAGATAGTAAAATTTATTATATGAGAAAAATGTTCCCTCAGCATAGTGAGAGAATTTACAATGATGTAAATATGAGAACTATCTTTGATGTTCTCAAAAAAGCACACAATGATGGGTATTCGAGTGTAAGAATTGTTGGTGGATCTGATAGAGTTAAAGAATTTGATAAATTAGCAAATAATTATAATGGTAATCTGTATCAATTTGATAATATTGAAGTAATTTCTTCTGGAGATAGAGATCCTGATTCTGATGGAGTGGAAGGAGTTTCTGCATCAAGAATGAGACTTGCTGCTGCAGAAGGAGATTTTAAAACTTTCCGTGCTGGACTTCCTCCAGAAGTTTCAAGAAAAGATGCAATGGAACTTTTTGATGTTCTTCGTCAATCTATGGGAATTGAAGAAATTCAACAAGAAGGATATGATGTCTGGGAAATTGCTCCTAAATTTGATGCAAACTCTCTTCGTGAGAATTATATTTCTGAAAAGATTTTCCAAATTGGACAATTGGTAGAAAATTTAAATACAGGTCTTGTTGGGCGCATTATTCGCAGAGGAACTAATTATCTAATTTGTGTTACTGAGAGTGGAATAATGTTCAAATCGTGGATTAAAGATATTATGGAAACTAAGAAATATACAGAAGTTGCAATGGATAGAAAGATGAGAATGCCAGGAAAACCAAATACTTTAGTTGGAACAACTGGATTTTTTAAATATGCTTCCCAGCAAACTCCCGGTGCTATTGGAACTGGTGCAGAGAACTTACAAACGGGTGGAAAAGCATATGGTATTAATTTCATAAATAAGTATAGAAAAAAGTAAGTATTAAATTTTCCAATGACTACTAAAATTTTTGAGGAACTTCCTTCTAGAGATAATAGACCTGCATCTGGTGGTGGGGCAGAAAGACCTGGACCTACAGATATGAAGGCAAAAATGGAGAAAAAAGTTCGTCAAGCAGTTTATGATATTCGTTATCGTGCAAGAAGAGAAGGTATGGATATCAAACAAGCATATTCTCAATATATGCAAAATAGCAGTCTGAATGGTCAAGAAAGAAATATGGTTAAGGCAAAGATTTTTGGTGGAACTATGGCAGAAGATTACAACATCGAAGAATTTGCATCGAATTCTGTTGCAAAAGCACTGTTTAAAGTTTTTGTTCAAGGTGTAGAGAAAGAAGGACCTACTCTGGGTGAAGAATATCTTCAAGAACTTAAAAGTTTACCTGATAAAAAATATAAAGTAAGAGTAACTGATAAAAACGGAACTTCTTATGTTCGTTATGCAACTCGTGATAAAATTAGCGATCTTCGCTCAAATCCAAATATTGAATCAGTTGAGATGACTGAATATGGCGAACCTTATGAAGGCGAAAGAACTGCTGGTAAGCAGACTGCTGCAGCAAAAGCAGGTAAAGATTGGGACGGTGATGGTAAAAAAGAAAGTCCAGCAAAAGAACATGCTGGTGTAGTTCATAATGCAATTCAGCGCAAAAGAGGTGGAATTCCTGATGGTAAGGATACTTCAAGTGTAAGAGAAGATTTTGATTTTATTGAAGAAGATTTTATCGAAGAAAAAAAAAATTCTAATAAAGAAAAAAAATATGATGTAATGCGTGGCGGTAAAAAAAATACTGATCGCATCAAACTTTTTCCAGAAGTAGGCAAAGCATATAATGAGGCATTTTTACCAGAATCTGCGGTGAGCACTGCTCAACAAAAATTTATGGGAATGGTTCATGCATATAAAAAAGGTGAGATGAAAAATGCTTCTCCTGAAGTTAAAAAAGCTGCAAAGGAAATGAGTGATACTGAAGCAAAGAAGTTTGCTTCTACTAAGCATGAAGGTCTTCCAAAACATGTGCAAAAGGAAGAAACTGCTTGTGATTCAATGGAACCAAAAAGAGATAGGAGAGGTGATTATGCAAAAATTAATCTTATCAAAAATAAATTAAGATCTGGATTGGGTGTTAAAAATCCTATTGTAATGGTTTCTGATGAAGAAGATGTTAAGGAAGGTGCTGGATTGAGTGTTGGAATTTCAAAAGCAGTTGGTAATCTTTTATCAAATCCAAGAACTTCCGCAGAACAAGGAGCAAAAAATTTCCAAAAAAATCTTGCAGATCCAGTTGGTAAAGCAGTAAAGGGAGCAGTTCGTTCTGCTCTTCAACCAGCAAATATGTCTCCAGAGGCACAGAAAGCAAGAAAAGATAAGTATAGACCTGAAGA